CCGACATACGTCGGTCATATGTTTTCTTTGACGTTCAAAGGAGGCTGCACTCAAAGTGAGGGTGCCCCGCTAAGTACGCGTACGGAAAACCGATAGTGCTATCCATGGTAGTACAGCCGAGCCTCAGCTTCTCTCCATCACTGGAGAGGGCCCTTGCATCATCGGTGGTGGTATTGATAACATTGTTATCTCACGCTTCCAACTATCAAGTAGACCTAGAGGAGAATCTGTACAAAGTACCAGAGAAAATTCACTATCCCATACTAGCTTAGTTTGATTATGAAACAGCTTGATTACACTCTAGTAGTTTAATTACTACAATAAGAGCCTAGTCGAATTGTGCCATAAACCAAGTATCTTTTTTACGCTGCATTGCTGCAGTTTTAAAAATATCCTTAGCAAACTTTGCTACACTTTGGGTAACTTCAAGATTATTTCTATCAAAAATAATTTTATTAGGATCAGGAATGGTAACAACTTCTAAAAGTTGCCTCCAATCCCTTTTCGCAATAATTTTATCAGCTCGTTCAGAAACCTTCCCATACTCAGCCATAAGGCTTTGCCATGAGGGGTGATATGAAAGAGCAGGATAGACTTCTTCTTTGAAGCCGGTGTGGTCTACCAAATTCTCCACAAATAAACGATGCCATCTTTCATGCATTCCTACAAGGAATGCTTTAAGAGACTCGTTTCTTGCGATGATTTCACGTGTAACAGTTCTTTCTAATAGCCAATCAAGATATTCTTTAGAATCGGTTGTACCGATTCGAGGGAATGGATGGGATTCTTTGTCATTTCTTTGAATTAATTCTAAGATTTGATCTTCAGAACCATATCTAATATATTTCCAAACAGCTGAAAATTCAGCTGTACGGTTATACATTGATCTTGCGTGTCTAATATTAAGACCCGTTCTCACATAAAAATCATAAACAAGACCAGGCACGCTAGAGTAAACTTTAGCTGGCATACCTGAAATGATGTGATATATAAGTGGGATTAGTTGATAGTATTTACCTCTTGTGGATATTAATCCTTTAAGTGGTAAAGCACTAACTTCTACTCCTTTATGTATCCATCTTTTCGCAAATTCATATGTATCGTTAGACACATGTGTTTTATGCAAAGATATACCAACACCTAAATCAGTCATGTTTTGAATATATCGTTCGGCTACGGCTTTGTTTGCAATAACGATATCATCTCCTAGTAACATATAATCGCTAAACGGAAGATTTAAACCTTCTTGTTTTGCACTATATTGTACTACGAAATGATGGGTTAGAGCAAATATTGCCCAAGAGGAATATGCTCCCATTGGTTGACCAGTTTTGTAATATACAGAACTTTTCTCCCATGGAACATAAACTTCTTGTCCAACTAATATTTCTTTCCATGCCTGAGCCACTGATGTGCTAGATAAATTACTGAATAGAGCTACTTGTAGTTCTATCGGAAATCTATCAGTTGCAGCGGTTAAATCTATACTATAGTAAGGTCCCTCTTTATTAATCATAAATGGGTTTTGATCGAAAGTTCTATCCTGTGGTATTTCTCTTAATTGAGAAAGTGCCCAGTCATGAACTCCTTTCAAACTCACTTGTGACCAATAATCAAAGATACAAATTATTCTCGCTTTACCTTCAGGGTCATTCACAATTGACAATTTCCGTAAGGAAGCTGCTAAATGAGAATTTCCCGATTTGAAGATTTGGCTAAGAGTATTTCTATATCTAAGAGCAAGAGGTGCCCATTTGATAAGTGGTTTCATAATATTTGGTATTTGGTGGATTATTCGTCCATTAATAACTAAATCTTTAGGTTTACCACCTGTCAAAGTCGTCAACTGTTCACCAAGGTGTCTAAGGGCATAATCTGCCTGTAGCACTGAGGTTTGAGTTGCATGACCTATAGGTCCTGATTTATTAGAATTGTAAAGATCACTTAACGTAAATGTTGATTGAAATGGTTTGAAATTATATAACTTCACAAATTCTGGAATAAATTCCATCATCTGAAAAGTTATAAATCCATTCCATTCATCAGTAATTGTAGAAAGATCTGGCGATTTGGTACCTGGAAGACATCTCGAGATATTAAGCAATGTTAAAACAAAGCTTATACCCTGATTTGTTCCAAGTAAATCTGTTAAATAAGGAATTCCCGAAGGAAGACCTTGTTTAGTAAGACCAACCGATCCCTGAGCTTCGAACAATGGTTTACCACAGATGTATCTTGTGATATGCAATCTCATGTTTTTAATATGGGCAATAGTCCATAGAAATCCACGAGTTGAATACCAGATACGAACCTGTAATAACCAACATTCTGTTATGAGATTAGCAAATTTAATACTCGGGTACCACCATGCAATAGCCCAATGTAAAATTTTCATTGTGTTAAGCATATTAGTGGTTAATAAATGTGGTGAATATTCAGCGAAACACGTGGCCATTAAAGTAATTATTTCAATTACAGGTGACATGTCAAACGATCAAACGTTTATGTGAATAAGGTATACCAGATTAAGATTAATCTAGCAAGGAAAGGCACCAACCTTTCATATGTCAGACAAAAGTCTG